GTCGGTATTGGTCGCTGGAGACTCAAGGGTAAAAACCCCTGTGCCTGTCGTAGCGCCTTTAATTGCTATATTAGACATTAGACACCTCCAGCTTGTGCCGCCATTTCAGCTTCCATTCGTGCCTGACGCTGTGCCGCTGATTCAACATTAGCCGCCATAACGATGTCGTCTTTAGAACCAGTGATGGCTTCACCAGCCGCCAGTTTGCGTTGTACTTCCGCCGCCACGATTTCTTCAATAGCAATGCGGCAACGCTCATGGACTGCGTTATCAATCCAGTCTTGTGCTGAGAGTGCTACTACGTGTAGGGCTTTATCTTCTGCTTCTGATAATGTAATTGTGTATGTTGTCATTTTGTTTCCTTGTTAGCCGATTAGGTAGACTGTAGCCGCAGCATATTGCCCGCTGTAAACAACACCCGATGCCAAATCAAAAGTTATAGTGTCAGATGCTTGGCAATCTAACACGCCAGAAATACTGGAGTTCCAATAATTATTCCCTGATGTAGAAGTGCCGCCTTCGGTGTAAGCGTTATAAATACCTGAACCATTTCTTTTTATAAAGACGCTTGATGCTGTCGTGGTCGCGTCACCATTTGTTAGGTTATAAAAACTAACAAAATACTTACCAGCTACAGGACAAGTAAAAGTATTTGTTGATGTGTTCCAATGACTTCCTTGATTAGCAACTGGGGTAAAATTAATTGTGCCAGCTACGTTGACTATTTGTGAAAGACCAACTCTATTCCCGCTAAACACTGGCTGATACGGCATCGTGACGCGACCTGCGGAGTCGAGTTTTATATGGTCTGCCCCACCACCGTTAGAAATGTAAAAATCTCCCGGTGTTGTTTGAGTGAGATATGTAGCGTTAGCTCCACCAAGGCTTTCTAGTGATAAACTACCACTAGAGTAATCGTTGCCTGTTGCTCTAGTTGTAAGCCTGTTTAAAGGCAAACTCGTCCCAATACCTACCTTGCCATCAGACGTTTCGGTAATACCTGTTGAGGTAATCCCTGTCGTACCGTTTAATGTAATTGTCATATAAACCCCTTAAACCACAATCCAGCGTGAGCCAGTTGGTACTGTTACTGATACGCCTGAAGCCACTGTGATTGGGCCAGCGCTAATTGCGTTGTTCCCTGTACCAATGGTGTAGTTGGTAGAGATGATATTAGCCATCTCATACAAGCCCTTGGTAGTACTGTTGGCATCTGTGTCCAACTCAGCCCATGAAGGGTCAGTACCATCTGTGGTTAAATACTTACCACTGTTACCCGTCTGACTAGGCAAAGCATCAACAGCCGCCCATGAGGTAACAGAGCCATCCGTTGTCAAAAACTCACCTGAGTGACCTGTTTGATCTGGAGTGTAAGTGGCGGCTAGTGTAGCAGAAGTAGCAGCAGCGGTAGCCGAAGTAGCCGCATTGGTTGCTGACGTTGAAGCAGCAGAAGCACTGTTAGCCGCATTAGTCTCACTTGTTCCTGCATTGGTAGCAGAGGTTGCTGCGGCTGTTGCACTGTTGGAGGCATTGGTTGCCTGTGTGGTAGCCGTAGAAGCGCTTGTAGCTGCGTTAGAGGCGCTTGTGGACGCATTTGAGGCAGAGGTAGCGGCATTGGTTTCAGCGGTCTCAGCGGCTGTCTGAGCCGTTTGAGCGTCTGTAGCGCTTGAGGCCGAAGCAGTGGCACTTGTAGCCGATGCGGTAGCGCTGTTGGCACTGTTAGTCGCACTTGTCGCTGCATCAGAGGCAGAAGTTGCCGCATTGGTCGCTTGAGTTGAGGCCGTAGCCGCGCTTGAGGCAGATGCTGTAGCACTATTAGCACTGTTAGTTGCTGAGGTAGCGGCGGCTGTAGCACTGGCAGCTACTGTTGGGACATAACCAGATGCAGTAGTCGCGGAGCCAGCAGCAGCGGTTGCACTTCCCTCTGCCGCGTCAGCAGCATCTTCAGCACGAATCGTGAGGGCTGTAACAGCCGATATAGAAGCATCATTGGTAGCATCACCACTACCACCAGAGCCACGGTAAATAGCCATAAAATCTCCTTGTTCCTTTGTTGAAAGACTCTACAAGAAAGCCCTTTAACAAAAGAGGGAGACTCCCTAAGAAGTCCCCCTTAGCCTAATTAGGCAGACATTGCGATTGCAACAGCAGCCTCATCACGCAACTCTTTCACGCCATACAGCATGTCAGAGGTGAACAATGTACCCAAGTACTCTTGCTTGTACTGAGTCTGTGAGCGTACACCCAACTGCTCTGCCAACACAAAAGCGTCCTTGTGGAACATCATACCGATACGAGCATCGCCAGTGGCAGTCTCGCAGTTGGTAGAAACGTAAACCTTCACGCCGTAGACGTTACCGATTTCACCGTTACGGATAGTGTTGCCACCACCGACTTCACCCACAAAAGCTTGCTCAGTGAAACGAGCCAAGCCCATCATCACGTTACGAGCCACAGGAGGTAATACCAACACACGACCGTCCATAGGCACGTCAGCATCGTCCAACGTCTGGATAACCTTACGGATACCAGCATCAGTGATTGCAGCTTCGTTACCGCCCGTGTACAGGGTAGTACCGTCAGAAGCGATAACAGCCTTGTCATAAGCGATAGTGCCGTTACCACCTTGAGCACCACGACCCAATTGGATCAAGTCGGTGTCAACTTGTTTAGCCAGCGCGTAGCCAGCGTCACCAGTGTAAAACTTACGCAATGAAGCCAGAGCTTGAGTTTCCGTAATGTCTTCGATCAAGCGGCTGTACTCATAGTGCTTGTTCACCAACACCTGAACTTCTGACTCAGTAGCGGCTTGCAGGGTCACTTGTGTAGATGCAGCCTTGAGAGCAGCAGCACCACGAGTGGGCTTAGGAATGTGCAAAGTGTCGCCCTTTTTGCCCTTGAAGGACATTTTAGAGACGAGGTTCGCCATAACGAGGTTTTGCTTGTAGGCTGCGATGATTTCATCAGACCACAATTCAGGGATGAACGTTGCACCAGTTGTATTGGTGACGTGATTAGTTCCGAGTGCCATAAAAATTCTCTTTCAAAATGGTTATTTAACACGACCCTCCGCATATGCAGCCATAATCTCATCAGATAGCTGTTGATAACGGTCAGGGTTTGTACGCATGAGTTCGATGATGTCGGCTCTGCGATAGGTTTTCTTACTTGCTGTCTCACCAGACCCTTTGGACGAACCAGTGGAGGCTGCTTTGACTGCTTGCTTACGCTGTACTTTCTCGACTTCTTTTGATTGGTTGACTACTTGATTTCTTTCTTTCCAAGTAGTAAGCAACTCATTCGCAGCGTCAAAATCGTAGGAGCGATCTGCTCGACTAAATAGCTCTTGCCTAACCTTGCTCTTGTTAATCCATTCAGAGAAGCTACCGTTATTAACGACTTCAGTAAAATCAGGATGTGCAGACTTTAGGTTAGCCAGCGCTTCTGCCTTCTTCATTTGTGCCGAGAGCTGTTCTGCCTCGCGCACCTTCGGATGCTTGGAAATAGCTGATGCAATAGCCTTGTCGGGATCGGTAAAGAAATCTACCTCTTCCTCGACTTCTGGGGCTTGTTGTTTTTGTGTGACGGTTTGGGCTTGTACAAAGTCATCTACAATACGCCGAAGTTCCCCGACTTCACTCCCTTGCTTGCCGATTGCGCGTTCGGCCTCTTGATGCATACGAACAATATCTTTAACAGACTTGCCCTTATACTTATCAGGAATGTCATCTTCTGTATCTTCTGGTTCAGGTTCCTGTTCAGGGGTTTCCTGTTCCTGCTCATCCTCGATAGATGAATACTCTTCTTCGTCTTGTTGCGGCTCGTCGCCTTCGTCAATAAATGTTGCCATTAAACTCTCCGTGCTAATAAGCATTGTGGAATATAACTTATGTGCTTGTGCTTAAATTAACTAGGTTAATTCTCAGCGGCACTCTTTCTTTCCTGCGCCATCTTCTCGTTTCGCTTCCGTTCCCACTGCATTGCAGCTCCGGGAAAATCTCCGGTCACGCCCTCAAGTTTGACCATAGGCTTGCTAACGATACGAATAGCAGGTTGACCACACACCTTACAATTGGTTGTTCGGAGTTCCGAATCAATGTAAGCTTCTGTGAGATGGTCATCTCCGCAGATAAACTCATAGATACGCTTAGGCATTTACTTCCCTCTCAAAGTCCTCGTAGCTGTTTTTAATCGCTGACTCGTAAGAGAGAACCCGCTGTACCGCTTCTATTTGTCCTCTGCGAAACCAGAATTGCTTCTCATCTGGGATGGTAGTAATATCTTGAAGAATGTCCATATTGTCGGATATATCTTCTATGTATTGCTTCCAGCCCTTTGAGGCAAACAAATCTAGTAATGTTTCGTAATAATCTTGTAGTTCTTTGTCCATCTCTTTATCCTTTCATAATGTGGAGAGATGTTGCAATTATACCACACTTTTATAAATTTGTCAAGTGTTTTGTTTCTTATTTTGCATTTGCATCATTGCGATGCGCTCATTACTGCTAATATCTTCTTCTTTAAGCATTAGCTCTGCAACTTTTGCTCGTTTAGCAAACTCAGCCTCATCTGCATCACCAGCTTGTAAGTTGGTAGAGATAGCCGCAGCCATTTTTGCTTGAACAACTTGTGGTTCCAATTGAGCTTCGACCGCATACTTCTGTGCACGGGCTTGGGCTTCCATACCTTGAGCTTGCACTAGTTGAAGTTGTGCCTGAGCCAATTCCATCTGTAACTGCTGTTGCTGTTGTTGCATTTCCTGCTCTTGTGGATTAGGTTGCGCTGCTTGTTGCATCTGCGCGATAATCTCTTCACGGTTAGACAGACCCATGTTATCCACAACGGCTGAAACCAGCATTGGGTACATTGGACTATCTTGACCAAGGGTTTGCAACAGTTGTACAAGTTGTGTAACCTCATACTCACGGGCAATAACACCCAGAGATGACGAAGGTACAAACTTATAATCGCTGACAGGGTAATGCTCAGGGTCAAACTGCATGTAACGCCACGCTGTCTTCTCAATCATAGGGATTAGGAAAGACTCTTGGAAGTTAATCAGGGTACGCTTGTGGCGCTTGATAATTGCACCCATCGACATGGACACAGCACCAGCAGCAGCGTCACCATTGATCGTTCCGGGGATGCCAGCAGCGTCAATAGCGCCAGTAGCCATCTGAACCATCTTCTGCAACTCACCAGCCTGAGCAAAGGTCACCTGATCTAGGTTACCAAACTTAAATGGTTGGAGGATTTCAGCAGGGTTGCCGTTAGTGAGGATTGTCTTGCCGGGACGAATCTCTAGTTTAGCCCCACGAGGCATACGAGAGGCATCCATAGCCATCATTGGGTGGACAGTGAGGGCTAGGGCATCGATACGAGCGCGTAACTCAGCATCCAAAGCCTTCTGGCTGTTATAGCCCTTCTCACAGATACCACGACCCCAGAAGCGAGAGGGTACTACGTCCCAAGGGAAAGCCACAATAGGGCGATCCTGCATCATGTAGGGGTTCTCTTCGATCTTGAGTAGTTGACCACCGTTGGCGATAACAACGATCACCTCAACGTAGCCTTCTTCCTTCTCTTCCTCTTCCTCAGACTTAACGGTTTTAGACAACTCATCGTCATCTTCCTCCATTACAGCATCGTTATAAAGATGCTTAGGAATTAATCCATAATACTTGGTTAGTCGGACTTTATCTTCGTCAAAAGAGGTAAGCTCTTTGTCTGCTTCAATGTCTGAATCAGTATCGGCAGACTCAAGATCAACATCCCGATAGATACCATTTTGAATTCCAATCTCTACTTGGTGTTTAGGAACAAACTCGTCAACCGCAACACCCAAAGCATCCTCAATAGAGGTGGCAACAGGGTCAATCAGGAAGTTCTGTGGCAGGATTGGGCGTAGTTTAATCACTACCCGGTCTTCAATGTTAACACCAACCGCTTGCATCGCCCCATCCATGATAGGCTGAGTGGCTGGCTTCATCTCCTTGACTTCCTCAAGCACCAATTCAGCTACAGCAGTACCGTAGACAGCGGCGTTAAGGATACACTCGGCTACAGCCTTGCGAGTCTTGGTAAACTGGAAGTCCTCAGACAGTTGTTCGCGCAAATAGGCAACATCTTGAGGGTTTTGGTCATTGCGGTCATCACGAATGTCAAACCACTTACCACGACCAAAGGTAGCCTCCTCCACCTCAGCGACAGATGACTCCACGGCTTGCTGTAGGGCTGGTGAGATGAGACGTGAACGCTCTGAGTCACGGGTTTTGTCCTCTGCTGACCAGATACCACGCCAGAGACGGTAGTACTCGTCAAACTTCTGCTCGTAGTTAGCACTGTAGTGGTCGCGCCATTGGTCTACCTTATCGATAACCCAACTTTCAACCTTCTGGTCTGTATAATCTTTATCGTCGTCCATATTAACACTTCCACTTCTTTAATGCTAGGGCTTTGCGGGTAGGGCTACCGTCAGGTTTCTTCATTGGGCCTTTTACACCGCCCATACGCGCACAGAAAGAATCTTTCCGCGCTCCGCCTTCTGGTTGAGGCCGTTTTAGGTTACTTCCCGTAGCCGCGTTGATGCGTTTACGGCCTGACTCGGACAGACCACCTGTAGGGTTCTTATCCTTCTTAGTGAGGGATACTTTTTTGTTAGCCATCATTTACTCTTCTTAGGTTTCTTGGCTGTCTTAGCAGATTCCTTGAAATCAGCAGCACTAGGAGCACCTTTACTACCAACTTTACGCATTTTTTCACCACTACCAGCGGCTATGCGTTTTTTCTTGGCGTTAATATTTGCGTATAATCCGTTTGGCATCTTATTTACCTTTACGCAAACACTTACCTGCTTTTTTACACTTAGCAGGAGTAGGGCAACCAGCGCATGGCTTAAATTTAATTGGGATTGTCTTGTTTGGCATAGTTAATTCCTTACTTCAAAAGTGGGTTAGTAAAAGGATTGGCATTTAAGTCAACACTCTCTTCTTTTACAGGTGCTAAATCTTTAAGTCTTGGTAAATCAGAAGCATTAGCGGCATTGTTAATTGCTTTTACTTCATCATCACCTAAAATTCTGTTGACCTTCATTTCACCGCCAATAATCCAGTTACCTGTCATATTAGAGTTTGTTTTATACCGATAATGACCACCAAAAGGCACTTGATCTGTTATGTGGGCGGTTCGTGCGTTAATTTTACCTGACTTCGTTCTTTGTGCTCTTTTTATAGCCTCGTCTTGCCAAGGAACATCAGCACCCATTTCAACTTCAGCCCATACTTGGTTATCTTCTCTAATGTTTGGTTTTTTACCTTTAACTTTTGCTAATGTATTGGGGTCATAAGAACCACCAATATGTGTCGCAACAGGTAAATCACCTGCATGCCAGCCCGGACGATAAGCTAGATCACCTAAAGAAGATTTTACTTTTCCTGTCTTTGTATTCAAATCACCAGCTTTAGCTGATAACCATTCACCCATTTGAACTGGTGTTTTTGCATCTACAAAAAGAGGGTACAAATTATTATCTTTACCAACTCTAAATAGTTTATAAGCTTTTACAGTATTTTTAGGCGCTGTTGCTAACGGGGCATTTGGAAATTTTAGAGCATCGCCTACTTCATCAATAAACTTAGGAGCTTCTTCTTTTCCTAATGAAGATAACAAATCCTTTTTACCTGCTTGTTTTAATATGCCACCTAACGGGGGTACAAAAGGTAAAAATCCTAAAGCATTTAAAGCGGCTTCACCATACTCATCTTTTGATAAAGAATCTGTAACATCTTTAAAAGCCATTACATCGCCAAAACCCGGTGTGAGATCAACTGCCATTTTCATATATGGTTCAGCAGCAGAAGGTAACACAGGTGTATCTTGCCTTTGACCTTCTAAGAACGCTTGTTCTGGGTCTGAAAACATTCCGTTCATTGTTAATATCCTGAAATTGTGTCTAAGTACTCGTACTCTTCCTCTTCAAAGTCAAAAACATAGGCTACTTTTGCAAGTTGCTCAATGTAAGACAGTGCGTCAGGCAAGTCATCATGTACTAGCTTGTTTGGAAACTGAAATAGTTGGTCTAGGAACTCGTTGTTCCAATCACCTTTGTTGAGTTTGACGTAGCCATTCTCAAAACGCCCTTGCAGCGCCCACACAATACGATCTGTCTTCTTCTTATTACCGTGTGTTAACTCGTCAACCCTAAAGAATGTCTGGGTTCTCTTCATTATGTCGGTCATGTAGGGCATAACCGCCTGTTTAGCGATACCCTTCTCAATACCGACAGCCACAGGCTCGTACTTGGCAACAGCATCGAATATCTTCTTGGCTGTTTCCTTGACATCCCACCTGCCGTAAATGATCTCTGCCACCCACCAACCCTTCTCGTTGGCTTTTACAATAGCTAGGGCAGTGTTGTCCAGCCTCGTGTTCTTAACACCAACAGACCCCTCAGCCTCAAAACCAGCCAAGTCAACCGCGATGTAGAAGTCACCATCATCAGGCTCCTCCTCGTCAAACTTTATCCACTCTTCTTTGAATAACTCCCCACCTGCTGCCTCGAAAGATGCCATAAACTCCTGCCGGAATGCAAATGAGGACATGCTTTTCTTAGCTGCCTCAATTTCATTAGGGTCAAGTAGCGGGTTGTCGAACGAAGTGAAGTGAAAAGATTTGAAGGTTTCATCGGTTCCTTTTAAACCGTATTGGTATAAATCATAGAAGTGGTTACGACCCATCGGCGTACCAATGAACATCGCTCTCCCCTTCAAGTCAGCCAGCGCAGGTCGAAGGATTTGCTCCCACACCGCTGGCTTCATATCTGCATACTCGTCAAGTACCAGAAACTTTAGCGAAACACCCCGCATCGTTTCAGGCCGATCAGCACCTTTGAGACTAATAGTTGCCCCATTGACAAGCTTAATCTGCAAGTTGTTAATATGGCTACCTGTAATGACAGAGTGACCAACCTCAAGCAGGACTTGCCACATGATGTCACGAGCTTGACCTTGCGTAGGAGCAACATAAAATACATGACCTCTCTCGCTTTGCAGCGCTTCAACTATTAAGCGGTAAGCCGCCAAACGACTCTTACCTGTACGCCGACCAGCCGCTACCACATGGAAACGAGTCTCGTCAGCCCATACCTTTTTTTGCCAAGGCAGTAGCTCAATCTTTAGATCACTCAATGCCTGTTAGGTAAACGGTCTTTTTACCTTCCTTAACAGCGCGGAGCACTTGGTTGTTATTCTCACCCTCTTCGAATGAACAGTGAACCCAACCCGAGTTCGGCTGACCATCTTCGTAAAACTCTAGGATGAGTTGTTTAAAAGTAAGGTTATCAATAATCCATTTGGCTAACTGCTTGTTGTCCAACCCCGGAACCTCGAAGTCTGCCGCACAACCCTTACAGTGGTCGCTTGTGGTACTCCCACCAATGGCTTTATTCAGCTCAGGGGAACGGTAGCCACTGGTGACGGTAACTGCCCCATGTGAGTTCCTGACCTTCTGTAGCACCATGTCGCATAGGGTGGTCAAGTTGCTTAACACCTCATTGCTTGGTGTATTGTCAATGCTCTTGCGAATTGCCGTATCACTTTTAGTTAACTCAGAAAGGCTAAAGTTTTTACTTAGTTTCATTTAAATTTCTTTTCTAGTACTTTTTCGAGGAGACCCCGGAGTCCATAAATAACCACAACCATACCGATGATGATGTAGCGATACCATTCAGGCATCTGGGCTATAACATTAAAACCAGCTAAAGCGTATTGCTCCATGCCGGGAATGAATGACATAATCATAGGAGCCAAGAAGATGATAAGGATAAGCTCATCCTTCCAACTCTTAGTCATCTGCTCCATTGCTAGGCGGTCTAGGTCGTAGTTTTGAGTTTGCCCTGCCTCAGCCATCTTGGTGAGTGCAGTGGCTTTAGCAACCTTGATGTCAGAGTCGGCTTTAATCTCGACTAACTTAGCCTCAAGGGTTGCCTCTGTTTGCTTTTGCTTACCCTCTAACCATGTGCCGCCTAAAGAGAGTAAAGAGGTAATAACAGGTATCATCGGAATAACTTCTCAAAAAAGTTTAACTCTTTATCTGGCTCAAGGGAAACTGGTTCTTCAACCATTGGCTCTTCTACCGCTGTTCCGAATAAAGCGGGGTCAACATACAAAGAGTTATCTTTAATCAAAAACTTGTAATCTTCGTACTCTTCAGGAGAGAACAATGATTTGTTAGTCCCCTTACCCTTGTAGTAGCTGCGTCCCTCTTGTAAGTTACGCTGTGCTCCTCCTACGGGGTTAACATATTGCTCATCGGCTATAACAGGGAAAGAAGCCCACTCTTGCGCTATGTTACGAGCAAACTCTTCAGGTGGTATCTCTCCACGCTCATAAGCGCCATAACCCCTGTAATCTAAAAGCTTGTTACCCATCCTCTCTTGTAGTTCAGGCGTAAACTTATCTGTATTCTTTAACCCCATGTTCCTCATTAACATGCGGATTGTATCTGGTTTAAACTGATAGGCTCCAGCGGCCTTATTGTTGTTTTTTTTCTGATAGGCCACCAACTCCCTCAAGGTCATGTTAGTTAGTTTTCTATCACTATCGGGCTTATCACGGGCAAGGATGTTATAATTGCCACCGTAGGATTCTTTTTCTTTGATTAGCTCTAGTAGATTATTTCTCATATATATCCTCGGCATCGACAATATTGTCACCGTCATCAGCGATTGTGACTGACTCCCCAACCCCACTGATGGTGATGTTAACAGAAGGGCGACTGCTACCACCTTTGTCCTTATCAAAGTAGGACATAGGAAGCATTCTATCGACCAATAGTTTCCACGCTGCTGCTTGGTTTTTATGCTCATCATCTAATGCCGCGTCCAAAATTGAGTCTAACACCTTACGGCTCTTGGGGCTATTCATCAACCTAGCCTTAAACTCTTCAATCGCGCTTGCATCACCTTTAGGTCTTCCTACAGGTTGCTTGCGGGCTTTCGCTAATGATGACTTTGTGGGTCTTCCTCTTTTTTTCGCTTCGCTCATCGCTTGAGGGTTTTCCATGACTGGTTCCTTACTATATAGACCACTTGAGTACTTACCTATATAGGGCTATATAGTTATTTACTCAAGCGTTTTATATAACTATATAAACTATGAACCTCAAGGGATTTAAACCCCC